TCATCAGGAAAACGGATGGCATACGACGTGGCTTCATCCGCAGGCGTGGGATCGGCTTTCATACGGGCATAGAGAATTTCTTTTGCGGTGTCCGTCCCCACTTCACACAGATACACGCCCCGCTGATTGCGGGTTTTCGGCATGGTGATCACCGGCTTGCCATAGACAGACGCGCCCTTTACCGGCAGCACCCGGAAAACACCGTGTTTTTTTGACCTCTGATAGACAATTTCACCATCGATCCCCCCGGTGTCCCAGCAGACACGGGAAATGGTCATTTCGGTTCCGTCTGCATGGCAGTATTTTTTGTTGATCGCCGCATCCACACGTAACAGCGTCTCTTCCTCATCGGGACGGCCCATAATGATGATTTTATCCACCAGAAAGGCTTCCTCTCCCGGTGCCCATCCCCAGACATACATCTCAAAACGGTTTCGCTGCGAGTCAATGCCCGCCGTCAGATAAACCACCCGGGCAGGCACCGCCGCCGTGTAACGCACCACCTTATCCATCAGTACCTGGTGATCGAGTTTTTCGCCCACGGCCTCTTCCCAGGTCTCGCCCAGCGTGGTGTTCACAAAGGTTTTCAGGCCGTTGGGATCTTTCAGTGCATCCAGCCAGTCATAGACTATCTGTATCCAGGTGGTGAACGGACTGTACGCCGTCCAGATATGGAACGTGATGGAGCGCGGCGGCGGAATTTCATCCCCCCGGGCGCTGAAAAACATCAGGCCGTCACGGGTCCACATACCCGTGTTTTCACAGATCCACCGCCCGTTACTCTGGTCAAGCTCAGACTGATGGATCACGCAGCCATGATGTTCACAGAGGTAGAAAACGCTTTCGGGGCTGTCCTTCTCCCATTTAAGGCCAAAAGGCGTGGATTCATCGCCAAATTTCAGATACTGCGCCTCCCCACAGTGCGGGCAGGGCACATAGAAACGCATGAAATGCGCCGACTCGTTGGCCGCTTTTTCGATCTGGCAGGTACCTTTGATTTTAGGCGTCGAGCCGCGAATGGATTTTGGCCATACAGAGCCCTCAATACGCTTATCCCCCAGCAGGGTTGGCGAGCCCTCTTTTTCGACATCCGGCTCGAACGAGGAAAGCTCGTCATAGCAGACCACGTCCACGGATTTTTCACGGTAGTTTTTGGCGGCTGCACCGCCCAGGCACCAGAAACCGACGCCCGATGAAAAGCGTTTCAGCGTGAGAGTATTGTCACGATGTTTACGACCCAGCCATGGGGAAAGGTCTTTCAGGCATGGCACGTTCCGAATCGTCGCCTCCACGTGAGACTTCATAAAATCTTCAGCGGCAGAATCCGTGGGCTGAAAAAGCAGACTGTTTCGGGATTTATGCTCAATAAAATACCCGACCACCCCCAGCAACATCTTTGTATAGCCAACACGGGCAGATTTAATCAGGTTAACCGTGCGAACCTGGTCGTTACCCATACAGTTCATAATGGCGATCTGGAATGGCAGCGTTTTCCATTCTCCCTCACCATATGAAGATTCTTTAGGCAGATAATAATTTTGATCAGCCCATTCAACTGCCGTCATTGGTACAACCCTGACCAGAGGCTGCAGCGCAACCGAAACGGCAGCCATCATATTATTCAGTTGTTGCTCTGATATATTCATCGAGTAAATCCGGTAATTTATCCCCTGCCCGCGCACACTGATTTGCCCCCTTCGCAATAAGGGTTTTCAGATGGTCAAGATGGCGCGGTGTTAAATCAGGAAACTGTCGCTGCATGGATAAAGGGATGGAATCAAGCGTACTGGATAACGCCATTGCCAGCTTACTGAGGGCAAAAATACAGAACCCGGTGTCAATAAGTTTTCCTTTTGACACCTCATTTTTTAACTGCTGTGTAACAGCCTGTTCTGCTGTCAGTTCCCATCTGGCAATAAGCAATTTCTCCTCATAGTCGTCTTCGCTATCGCCATCAGGCACATCGTTTTTACTTCTCCTCAGATACGATATGTAAAAATCGCGCCAGGCATCCAGATCCAGTTGCCCTCGCTTATTCGATATCGGGGCACCCGGCAATTTCTGCAATCTGCGAAGCTGGCGATCGGTCAGACTTAAATGCCTGGCAACTTCAGTCTGCGTAGCCACTCCTCACCTCGCAAAAACTCTCACCTCACAATCACAACAAAACCGGTCATGTCCGGTTTACATGTCTGTTTTTTGTTCATGTCCGGTTCACAGAAGACCTGTTTTTATATTTTTCATATAGTTAACTTGAAGAGAAACCGGACATGGATCCCGGAAAATTTTCATAAATAGCGAAAACCCGCGAGGTCGCCGCCCCGTAACCTGTCGGATCGCCGGAAAGGACCCACGAAAATGATAATAATTATCATCTACATGAGGTTTATCACGACATGTGTGTACGCCATCAAACCACGAGAAATAATCAATTATTACGCAGGTATCGTATTAATTGATCTGCATCAAATTAGCGTAAAAGCAACTTCAGATAATACAAATCAGCAACACTGAATACGGGGCAACATTATGTCATCAAAGAACAGAACCCGCAGAACAACAACCCGCAACATCCGATTTCCAAACCAGATAATTGAACAAATTAACATCGCTCTTGACCTGAAAGGTTCAGGTAATTTTTCAGCGTGGGTTATTGAAGCCTGCAGAAGAAGATTAATTAATGAAAAATATTCTCAATTTGTACCCAACAAAGACAAACACGACCAGAGCACCTGTTCAGACAGGTTTACTTAAACGACTTATATATGACACAAAAAGCGACCACTAAAGTCGCTTTTTCTTATGGTAACAGGCAATAACTCTCTCAGATATTTTTTAGCATTTTTTTGACCGCGCGTTTCCGGACGTATTCTGTTCTCCTGTCCCTTTATATCGTCGGAATACCCGCCGCTCTTCAAATCCCATTCCCAACTCAGAATGTAGTCTGTTGACCGCTTGTTTTATTTCGGTCAGGTTCACCGGTGAAACCGGAGTCCGGCGCGCCTTACGCAAACACTCTGCTCGTTTCTGTGCCGCCACTTTTCTTTTCTGGTCATCACTTAGCTGTACCATCACTTTTGCCCATCGTTCAGCTGCTCTCCGGTACAGTCCTTTTTTCTCCAGACATTCTGCCACGTGATCATGTAGCATAAGTGACCTCCGATTATCTACAGACTGCCATCCTGAATTTACCTTCCCTTAATGAAATAACAATAAAAAACAAACCACGCAAAAACAATAAAACAACACACAAAAAAAACTAAATAATAAACAAAAATAATCACCTTATTTTATTATTTTTTGAGGGAGCAATTACTGAACAAAAAACGCTGACTATATACTCAAAACCAAACAACTATTCTGCCAATCAGGTATCATGGCAACACACGGAATTACCGTGTTTTTGCCTTCTCTGCCCATACAATACGGGCATATACTTCATTCTCTATTGTAATATTTCTATCCATGTGCCCCACTCCATTTACCTGTAAATAATATTCAAAATATTTATCACAGAAATCGTTTTTGGCCATGAACTGAGCACACTATAAAGTCCGGAACTGACTCTTTGTTAAATTACCTTAACGTTACCAGTAACACCTTCATAACAAAACATCACGGTATACACTGGGTACGGATATATTCCTGTGCTCCTTCCAGTTGCTTCTGCATTGCCATCAGCCGTTCTCTGAGGATGAAATAATCCCGTTCAGCGGTGTCTGCCAGTCGGGGGCCGGTTGCATTATCCACGCCGGAGGTGCCGGTGGCTTCACGCACGGTACCGGAGCAGGTGGCGTTGATCCGCAGGCGCTTACGACCAGCGGCAACATCAGCACGCAGAGTTTCATTTTCAGCTCTCGCATCGGCTAATTCCCTCGAGTATTTTGCATCGAGCGCAGCAACATCGCGCTGGCGCACCTGCATATCAGTAATGGTTGCGTTCGCCAGCTTCAGTTCACTGGCTTTGTTATCGCGCTGCGCTTTGTAGGTAATCGCGTTATCACGGTAATGGTCTGTTGCCATCCACAGCGCACCACAGGCCACCAGCAGAATAACGATAAACGCGGAAAGCATTCGGTTTATGTTCACCCCAGCAACCCCGACGAAGACAACATCATCCAGGCCATGGAAAGAAAAAGAGCAACCAGCATTAGTGAAAATGAAATGCCGACAATTACACAGAGGATCTTCGCCAGCGTTATGAGTTTGTCTGACATGCTTAATCCTCCCTTCACGATTTCAACGCAATGACCAGTTTTGCCAGCCCATACAGCATCGGGGACACAGCAACACCGACCGCCACCCACTTAATGGCAAAAGCCAGTGCTCTGCTGATGTCATCAGTTACAGGCGCTTTCAGTTCAAGGCCATTTTTCATAGTCAACCTCAACAGAATTCGTTTATACTTCGCCATGTTCTCCCTTGCCTTACTCAAGGTCAGAAACACAAAACCCCGCTTGGTGCCAACAAACGGGGTTTTTACTTTTATTCACTTAGGTTTTGCCAGTTCACAGGACTTCGTGTTATCCGCCCGCGTTGGCCAACCTCATTTTTCAGCAAAATATTCTGCTTATCTGTCGATTCCCCAGCACGCCAGCGCGCTCTCCTGGTCACGACGGAATACCTGACCGTAACAGTTATTTGAGCGAATACGGCAGTCTCTGCCACCGTCCTTAATCCACCAGCGAATCGCTTCGCATGCTCCCCTGCGATCACCTGCATTAATTCGTCTGTAAAACGTCGACGGGAAACACTTACCGGGACCAATGTTGTACGGACAGAATGACGCGATCCCCGCTTTCTGGGGTTCGGTCAGCGGCACTCTGATGTTTTTCTCCACCCACGCCAGCGCTTTATCACGCTCAATGGCGTTAACCTGGTCGCATTTTTCCTTCGACAACTTCATGCCCGGAACGACAGGTTTGCCATCCACCATGATGGCACCACGGCAGATGGTCCAGATACCTGCACCATCACGGTATGCCGTGGTGTGATTGCCTTCCTTTTCATCCAGAAACTGGTCGAGAATGTCAGGCGCAGACGCACCAGCGGCAATCAGCGCCAGAACGGCAGCCGACAGGCCGTATTTGATTTTGGTGTTCATGGATATATTAAATATTCAGCCGCTGTCCCTGGCCCACTAAATACGCACTTTAAGATAAGTCAGCCCCGGATGAAGCCAGTAAGCCGGCACTTTTTTAAAGGGTGGAGTATTAAAATCACGAAGAAGAGCCTCCCGCACAATTGCATCCTTATCAGCACCACTGGCCAGCGCTTCAATCTCAGCGGCTACCTGAAGATATCCCATGCAACGGCCAACGCGCTTCATCAGCCCCTGCTTTTTATTGTTCTTCAGGTAATCAATGGCAAATTCAATGAGCTCCTCACTGTGCTGGTGCGATGGAGGTGTTACTTTCCCATTTTCTGAGATGGTTATTTTCCCGGCATCACCGGATACAACAAAGGATGGCCGGTTACACTCCCATTCCAGCTCACTGAAATTATCATTATTAATACTGAAACACTCTGCGAGATTTTTGCTCATCACTTTCCGACAATAATCGTCAAACGCAGCAAACTGCTCATCGCGGCGTTTTTTTTCATCTTCAGAAGGCATCAGCGTCGACAGTTTTTTATTCAGTTCAGCAATTTCATTTTCCAGGCGACTGAAGCGCTGATTCATTTCTTCATGGTTCATTATTCACTCTCCCCGGGCGGCCTTACGCCGGTCCTCTCTGATTTTGAAATACAGGTTAGTCAGATATGTCAGCAGCCCAAACAGCAGACTTCCCAGCACGCCTATTGCCGCCCACTGAGACGGGGAAACCCTGTCCAGCAACTGCAGGAACCAGTAGCCCGTTCCCACCGCTGACGTGGTGTATGACACACCTGTTGTGATTTTTTCCATCTGGTACATACCCCGTCTCCCGTTATCCGGAAGCTGACAACAATAAAAAAAGCCACCAGTTAAGTACTGATGGCTCTGATAACTCATGCAGGCATCTCAGACGACCCACTGACACTACCGGTGAGTTTAACGATACCTTCCATTTGACTGGCTCACTTTTTATGATGATGCCGGTGCATTTATCTCCAGCACCAGACTTTCTATCTCAACGCCATACGCTGCATTTTTGGTAATATCCGTCAGCGTCAGCGCATTCAGCCCCAGTGTCAGACTGTCTTTTATGACCTGGAATGCCGGGCCAGCCACTCCATTCAGTTTCGGAGTAACCGTGGCACTGCCGGCGGTGAACACCAGCTCCAGCGTCTGCCAGTCGTTACTGTAATTCCCGAACTCGCCCAACTTTGTGTTTCCTGCTTTCTTGTGATGCATCAGATTCAGTTTGCCGTCTGTGGTCTGGGTGAAGAACGACATCAGGAACGGGTTACCGGTACCCGTCATCGCCACGACGTCAGGTAACGCTACATCGGTATACAGATAAATTCCCAGACCGAACTGATTGTTGGTCAGTGCGCCTGACAGTCGAAACTTACAGCTCAGTCTGCCACCCCGTGTCAGCAGGGAGACTGCGTCATCCACCGGGCGCGTCAGGGACCAGGTTTTATTGCTCTGCTTGGCGATCTTAAATACACCACCCGACAACTGAATTCCGCCGTCCTTAATGGTCCAG